TGCCAAGCTTCTGAGCTTTTTCACCAACGTCTTTAAACTTAGTCTTTAATTGCTCAGCAGCTACTTTCTCTTTAGGAGATAAAGCAGACATGTCGCCACGGTCTAATGCTTCAGAGATACGTTCTCTAGCTGCAACATCAGGGACTTCTTTAATTAATTTAACAGTATCGTTATGTATGAAACGTTCTTCAGCTTGAATATTGGTAATACGTTTACGTACAGACTCTTCAGCTTGAGAAGCATAATCGGTCGCTTCTTTTTCAAGCTTAGCATTCTCTTGTAGGCTTTTATCTACAATAGCTTTGCTTTGTTCTGGCACAGGCTCAGTTAAAGTTTCAATCTCAAGCTTAGCTTCTTTAGAAGGTTTAACTTCAGTAGGTTTAACTTCTGCAATCGGAGTAGCTTCCGCAGGCTTTGCTTCCATTCCTGGAGCAACTTCTGTAGGCTTTATTTCCTCGACAGGCTTAGCTGTTTTTTCGTTAAAGGTAGGTTCGACACGAGCAGGTCGGATTGCTTCAGGTTGATCAGCTTCAGCAGCTTTGGGAATCTCTAAAGGCTGTGCTTCAGGTTTACCATCACGGAAAGATTTACCAGTCTTATCTAAGACACCGTGCATAGCTTCAAATGCTACAGCAGTGTAAACAGACTCAGAAGCAGCCTTCATCAAGTCTTGTGGATTGACATCACGTCCTTCAAGCTTAGCAGAAGCACCTTCAGCACCTGCAGCAAGAACACCAAACTGCGTTGCAGTGTTGGCTGTGTTGTATGCAACTCGTCCAGCCTTAGCCACAGTACTTGCATCTTTAGTTAACTGAGCCATGCGTCCTAATGAACCAGTAGCTAACATCTCAGGGTCATAGACAAGACCTTTGATTAAGTCACCTACAAATGCACCTGGATTATCTGTAGCAGCTTTTCCAATAGCTTTAGCAGTCTCTACAGGATTTTGTACGCCTTCTTTAATAGCATTAAAAGTATCAGACGCACTGCGTTGTACTTGCTTTTGTTCTGCAGGAGTAATCGGATCTAAACCAGGCATGATACCACCCAGAGCAGACCTTGCGGTGTACTCTAGAATAGGGGCTATCATAGATTTCTTTTTCCAGTCCTCCATCGACATCTCGCCTAAGCTTTTCTTTAGCTCAGATACAAAGCCTTTAGACTCTACTGGTTTAGCAGATGTAGGGTCAAACTCTTTAGCTGTGGAAGCGTCAAAAGACGCAGGAGCATCAGCTACTTGAGTGGCTGTCGAAGGATTAAACTCCGTAGCACTAGATGGATCAAACGCCATAGTAACCTTTAATTATTTTACTGGAACCCACTGACCATTTACATATTTGGCTTTGTTGCCAGAAGCGTCCTGGTAGATTTTACCTTCTTCAAACTTAGGCTTCTTTTCAGTTTTATCTTTACCACCTTTAGCTTCTTTAGGCCCATAACGTTTATCTAAAGAATCACGTTTAGTTTGGAAATCATCACGAATAGAAGCTTTAGCAGCGTCTTTATCAGCAACATAAGGATTGCTGTCAATCATAGAAAGACGTTTAGATTCTTCAATGTCTAATTTATTAGATTGAGTGCGATATTCTTTATTAATTTTTTCACCGCTACTGCTAATAGTATCTGTACCAGAGGCTAAACGAGCTTCACGCTTTTCTTGAACACTTACACGAGCACGGTCTGTTTCAGCTTTATATTGTTCTACTTCACCATGCAGTGCTTTGTATTCAGAATCAACACGCTCTTTCATAGTTGAACCAACGTTCTGTATAATCTTTTGAGCTTCTTCAAAAGAAGGTGCGTTCTTAACAGCACTAGCTAAAATAACAGCAGTTTGTGGATTTTTAATAACATTACCTACTACATTAATTAAATCTTCTTTACTAGTAGCTTCAGAAGATAATTGACCTAAAGTATCCAAACCAGTCTGAATTACTTTTATACGGTCTAATTGCTTGACAGATTCTGCTCTTGCTAAGTCTTGAGATTTCTTAGAGAAATCTGCAGCTAATGCTGGATTACCTTTAGTAGTAGCAATTTCTGCAGCTCTATTATAAGTATCTGCTAAACGTGCAGTACTGTCTTGTTGTTGAGATCCTGTAGGAACTTTTGCTGCAGCTTTAGGAGCTTTTCCTGCAGCCATGTCTTCTGCATCTTGTGTAGCAGACACAGTATCTTTAAAACCAGCAGGAGACACATCAGGAGTATCAGGAGTTACAGGACCTGTGTCGCTAGGTGCTTGCTGTGAAGTATAACCAATAGGCTGCTCAGTAGCTGCAGCTTCTTTTAAAATATCTTTAGACTGCATTGTAGATTTAACGCCTTCTACTGAGTTATAAGCAGAAGAAAAACTTTCAAAAAAACCCATAATTATTTCCTATAATTTTTATTTAGAAGCCAAGCAAAGAAGCAATACCACCAATAACACCACCAGCAGCTCCTAAAATACCTCCACTTCCAGTCCACATAGAAGCACCTGTAGCGCTAGCTTGGGATTGTGCAGCAGCAGCTTGAGCTTGTGCAAGAGATGTTTGAGGACCACTAATGTAGCTTGTTTGTGCCTGTGTCTGAGCAGCAGTGTATGGAGCCATATAACCAGCAACGTTGGATTGTGTTTGTGCCAAAGCAGCAGAAGAAGCCAAACTTTGACCTTGATAAGGAGCTAAGTATGAACTTACTTGAGCAGCATTCTGAGCAGCAGTTGCAGAAGCAGGAGCTTGACTAGCACCTGATAAAGTACTTAACTGATTAAATAAGTTATTATAGTAAGTAGAGAACTGACCTTGTGCTAAATTAGAAATAGCATTGGCTTCTCCGCCAGATTGTAATTGACCAGTGGCTGCAGCAGCACGTTGACTAGCAGTCACTCCTTGTTGCAACTGAGCTTGATAACCACCCTGAGACATAGCAATGTTAGGATTGTTAACTAATTGATTTAATTGTGTAGCTGCTTGAGCACGATACTGTGAGTATGGGTCATAAGTGCTTAAAGAAGAAGCAGTAGGTGTAGCATTAGTTGCAGGAGCAGCAGCAGGGGTAGCAGCGTTTGTTAAACTTTTTTGATAAGCAGCCCAGTCAGCAGAATTAGAAGGAGTAGCAGAAGCCTCGCTGGCAGCAGCTCCTAATAAGGCTTGATTGACCTGAGCTTGAGTAGCTGTAGGAGATAAGTTTTGTGTCCAATATTGAAAACCACCTACATCAGGTGCTCTACCGAATAAGTTTTCATAAGCACTACTAATCTCAGAAGTTAAATCTCCTGATTGATTAGCAGTAGTATAAGCACTAGGACTAGCAGCCTGTACTGTTAAATTGGGAGTTGTGGTATCAGCCATAATATGTCCGTATAATTAGGTTAGAAATAGATTATTGTTCTATTTCAAAGTCAATTTCAGCAGTTTCTAATCTCAATGGTACATTCTCTGTACACAAAAACTCCCAAGCTCTGCGACGTGCTTGACCAGTTTGATAAATCTGTGGTCTAGGCTTACTGAGATCAACAGTACGGTAAGGAGACCAGTTTTGATAATCATCGTCAGATCTACGAATATTCATCGTAGCTCCTACTTTATCACCTACAATTTCAACTCTATTGTAAAATTTACGTTTAGTAAGTCCGTTATCAATAATAGAAGTTACTGAACGATAATAGATAGGAGCACCAGCATCACTGTAATAAGTATCAGAAATGGTATACAATGTACCATTATCATCATCTAATACATAATAAATACCGTTGTTTCCTGCATAATAGCTAGGACGGAAGTACTGTTCAGCGTATATTCCAGGAACACCTGAATCTTCATCTCCGATAGCATACATAGTCCACTGAACCCATGCTTGTTGGGAAATGTCATATACTATTGTAACATTTAAATCATGTAATGTCAATACATAAAATAGATGTCCATTGAATTTAAATACATAGGCAGTGACATATTGTAAATCACTATTGCCTAAAATACGGTCAATATATTCATCAGATACTTTTGTAGGGGCTACACCGTCTAGCATAAACACCCCAGTACCTTCAGCCTTGGAAGAACCAATCCAGATAACTGATTGCTCGAAAGAGACAATAGAATTACCGTTAGGACACCCAATTTCAATACGATAGGAAGGTGCTGGAGATAACGGAGAACCTGTAGGGTTTGCAGCGTCATAGAAGAACTCTAAAGACCATTGACCATAATCAAGGACATAGTTCAAATGCTTAGCAATACCTGTAGATTGATCTGGCTCAGCTTCTGCTGTAACATAGTCTAAAGGATTCCAAATAGCAGGGTTTCCTACGTTACTAGTATAAACACGTCCACTAGGTGTGCTAATGACCACGTAGGAGTCTAAGAAGACTGCACCAGGGTTAAGGCCGCCTGTAGGGAAAAAATTCAATACAGCCGTTCCTGAAGCCCCTGCTCCAGTACCGCCTCCACTGTCTGCAAATGTAACACTAGGAGGTGATGTATATCCAGAACCATAGTTAGTCATGGTTACACCAGTAATAACACCGCCTGTAAATTGTACAGTTCCTGTGGCAGTTGTACCACCTGCAGGAGGAGCAGAGAAGGTTACTGTAGGTGCTGTATACCCAGTACCGCCTGTGCTAACAATAACATTAATAACTGTGTCGTTAGTAATTTGAAAGAAAGTTCCAGTAGAGCCGTTTAACAAATAACCATTAAGCTGGTTATGTAAAAACAAATAACCATTGTTTAATGTTTGAACAAAATAACAAGTCTCTATAGGACCTGTAATGCTTCCTACAGTACTTGTTGCATAAGTAGTAGGATCTATTTTATATAAAACATTGTTAATAACGGCATACAAATAACCGTTAAAATAACACATTCCTTGTGCTTGTGCGTCAGGCAACGCAGGAGAAGTCTGAGCTATTTGTAAGCCAGGTCTTTTAACAAACTCAACAGAGCTTCCTTTGCTTTCAAAGTATCCATTGACACATTTAGAGTCAGTTTTCAAATCACCATTACGAGTGGTAATTTGCTGTACTAAAGGAATACGTTGTGTTGGCATTAGTTAGCTTGTCCAAAAATAACGTTAGCCATGCGAAGGTCTGGCTGGAAGAACGAAGAAGTAACTTCAACATCCCAGTCATTGAGACGATCACGATACGCACCTGCACGAACTGCAATCTCTTGTCTACGACTGTCAATAACACCATACTCAATAGCTAATTGGTCTGCTAAGCCCCATACTAAAGTGTTCATCCACTCGTTAGGAAAGTCAGGAATCTGTGAGCCAGTGTTGATGTCATCCATAGGCTGTTGAGCCATGAAATGTAACTCATAGTCTTGAGATGTATTAGCGTCTGGTGTTAAGTAAACATACATGTTACCGCTATTCTTACGAACGTTGTAATACATGGAGTTACTGATACCAGTAGAAAACTTTGAACCTAATACGTTATACTCTTGTTGGCTGAGCATCTGAATAGGTGTGTCAATCATTGGTGACACAGAAGTATTACGAATCCAGCCTTGGATAACTTTTAAAGGTTTGTCAGTATCTAAGTCAGTCAAAGGATTCTGAGAAGCAGGTCCAATGCTATAGACAGTTTGATTCTGAACTAAAGGCAACACAAGCTCATTTACTTTCCAAAGCTTTAAACCCTCGGTAGCAAACTGCTTAACCAAAAGATTTAAAGCTAGAGAAGCATTTGCAATCGTAGCTGAATCGGGCACGTCACCAAGTTCAAGAACTCCGAGCTTACGTAAAGCAAGCTGAATAATTTGGTCACGACTAACGGTAAACGTACTAGACATACTATACTCCAAACATAATTTTAATTGCTTTATCCAGACCAATAGTCTGAGCAATGACTACAGCTAAAGCACCTATTGCTAGGTACTTAATTTGATTGAGAGATTTCTCAATGCTGTGCATAGTTGTTTTTAAATCAATCGAAGTTTCACGTAACTCACGAATATCATCTTCATGATTATCTGTTTTTACTTCTAGACGAACAACACGGTTTTCTAAACCTTCAGACATTAACTACTCCAAGTAGCTGTAGGAACAGTAGGGAATGTTGCTGGTGTTGTTGGCGGGTTTACAGCAATAGCTCTTACTGTACTACGGTAAGCTAAAAAAGCTGCTTGGTTAGTTAAATAAGGATTAGACTGTGCAGGATCGGCTACAGCAGGAATAGAATCCCAATCTGTATTAGTCAAAAGCTGTTGAGCTTCTGTTACGTTTTGTGCTTGAATCTCACTGAAGCCAGGCCAAGCAGGGTTTATTACAAACTGATTATTAATATAGAAATACTTACCGTCAGTATAATCCGCAGGTAAAGTAACTTCATAAAAAGCATAGCCAGGTACTACTGATTTAGGAACAATTAAACCTGAATAAACAAACTCAGTTTCTGTTTCAGTATGCGGACCCATTGCAATAATGACCCCATTAGGGATAGTTAAAATATTCATTATATTTCCTAAGTAATTGATTCAACTCTATATAAAGAAAATCCAGATGAACCAGTTCCAGCTAATCCGTATAAAATCCAAACATCATTACTATTTGTTCCAATAAAACAAGTATTGGTATCTAAAGTAATGGGTAAGTTCCATTTGCTTGCGTAAGCATAATAACTATTAGAAGAAACAACAGTTATTTTTCCATTTGCGGAGGCTCCGCCATTGGTGTGCCATAGTCCAAAATTTTGAGAACCAAATAAAGATTGTATTGGTCTTTTCCCGCCATAAGTTCTTGTTCCCATTTGAGAAACAATATTAGTTGTGCTTCCTGCTACTAACGCATCAAAAAAAGACATACTGATTGTTAAAGGAGTGCTGTAATTTAATACAATTTTATATGAAGTACTTGAGCCATAAGCGTTAAATATTGCAGTTCCCGAAGATGCGCTTATTGCAAGAGTAGAACTATAAGCTTGCACTGGCATAACGATTTGAGTTCCGGCTGCTGCTGTTCCACTAGTATCTGTTACTGTATTTGCAAGACCAAAGTTTGTTGAGCATACTATTAATGTAGAACCGTCAACCACCATATCGGAGTAATAGGAAATGGCATCAGAACCAGTAGCAGAAAAAAGAGTAACAGTTGAAGCTGTAGGAGTAGTTCCAGAAATAGATACTATTGAAACTGCTGTGTTTGTACCATTAAAATAAAGAACAGCCCATCTAACTCCACTACTTATGGGTAAAATTCTAAAATTAGTATTCTCTGAAGTTAATGTTAAACTACTTCCTGCTGTTATTGTTGTTCCAGAAATTGAAAATACTTTAACACTAATACCACCCGTAGCTATTTGACCTGTGGTCATAAAAGTACTGGAAGTAACTTGAGTTACATAAAAATTACTAGAATATATTCCTGTTAAAACTACTTCACTACCTATGG